TTGCAAGAGGCATATGATAAGACGGTGCGGGGAGCTATTGAAATGGAGCGTAAGCGGATACTTGCAATTCAGCGTGGTACGGGAGAGATATTTGACACGTTGACTGCAACTCAGAAGAAGGCAAAACGCTTTACCATCTTCCCAGTGCTTGACCCACAGCTGGTGGGTGACCCGGATGCATTACACCGTGAAGCACAAGTTTTGTTTGAACGGCATATTGCGACCGAGTACACTAAGATGATCAACCTTCTTAAGGATAGTGGGATTGTTGATTTGAACGAAGGCTTGTTTAACTATTTCGACCCATCGTTAGACACTTATGCTGCGATGGGAGCGCACTTTGGTTATGACGTTACCGAAATTGAAGACGACAACGTAGAGCTGAAAAAGCTCATTTACCAGGCTTTTATTGGTAAGTACGTCATTGAAGCGTTTGACTTCAATCTTAATGCTACCACTATGCTGGTAGGTGACCCAGGTTCCTTTGGTGGGGCTACTAAAATGGGTAAACGTTTTGCTGCCTTGATTGCACCGGGTAATGTTATTCCACGTGTATCCTGGCAGAAAACAGTTGGTGGTAAGAGCGTTAAGCGTAACAACCATCGCGTACGTGCATTGGTCTTACCTGATCGTGTAGTCAAGAAGGCTGTACATGAGGACTACCTGAAGCGTATTGGCTTGAATGAGGCAGAGCTGGCAATGTACTCTGGCTACGAAAGTGCTGATGGTGCAGAGTATACCACAGCAGAGGAGCACCTGAGCATTCTATATGCGCAGGGAAAGATTACGCAGGCTAAGATGCAGAAGATTCTGTCCAAGGCAAATGCAGGTACACTCTCTCAAAAAGAACGAGAGGTCTTCTTCCAACCCATGAAACCGGTGACGGTAGAGAAGTTGAATGGTCACTTGCTTTACATTAAGTCTGCGTCGTTCCCATTGGTGGCAGGCTTGACTAAAGGTACTGAGTTGGATAAGCTCCGTGTCTTTATGGAGGAGAACAACATCCAGCGGGCAGTACATACCAGCGGCTTGAAGGTGGGTAACCCATTGTTTGAGCAAGGTGAAGGTCGAAAGGCGGACCAGACTATGAAAGCTGTCTATGATGACAATGGTGATATTAGTATGGAAGCGGTAGAGCAGTTCCGCGATACAGCTATAGATCCAAATGTCAAAGGCGCCTTACGTCAGGTTATTGAGTATGACCGTACAAGCATGCGTATCCAGCAGGAGGTACCATCTAGTGAAATGGGAGATAAGGTGCATGGTTCGCAAGTAGCAAAGTTGTTATTGGCAAACATGGCTGATGACGAGACCTTGTTTACCATGAACGGTAAGCCGGGCGTTACAGGGCGGGAAATGCATCGTCGCTATATGGAGGCCCGGGAGATTGAAATCATGGCGAAGATCAGCCGCTTTGCAGAGCGTTATGGATTGACGATTACTGAAGACGGCACACTCTTACAAGGAGAGGGCTACGGTCAAGAGATTGCGAAGCGTCTGTATGAGGAGGGAGTGAAGCGTAACTATGATGTCAACGAGCTTGAGCATCTGCATTACGATATTGAAAACGGTGCGTTTAGTACACCGCTGACACAAGGGCCAAGCGCTTCACGGGTGGAAAGCCTGATGCTTAGCTTGTTACGTAGTGAAATTATAAATCCGAAGATTTACGGATTCGGTGGTCCTATTCGTCCTGAAACTGGCTTGCGCTATGAAAAGCTGGAGGACATGGACCAAAGTGATATTCGCTGGGTTACACGCGATGGTCAGAAGCTATATGATGGTAAACGTTTGAAGGTGTCCCAAGAGGGTCGACCTAACCAAATCATTATGCCTTGGAAGTACCGGGCAAAAATTCCGGTTGTAGATGGAGTCGTTAAAGCGGAAGACCTGCCGGCAGAAATGCTGCAGGCTATGGCTTACCGTATTCCAGGTCAAAAGAAGGGTAGCTCAGCAACCTTTGAAATCGTAGGCTTCTTACCTAAATCATACGGGGACACTTTAATTGTACCGGAAGAGCTGATTGGACAAATCGGTCAGGACTATGATATTGATAAGATGTATGGGTTCTTGTTTGAGCCAACAGAAATCGATGGAGAGCTGATCATTGACAAGGACATTACCGCTGAGGGCTTTAACGAGTTAGATGACGAGTCCAAAATCCGGGTGGCGCATAACCAGATGGTTGAAATCTACAACCAGAGCTTGTTGTCCACTGACCCTAATGCTTCCTTAGAGCGTCATCGTCCTGTGACTGACGGCTACAGTGAAGAGCTTGCACAGTTATTGGGTACGGCAGAAACGGCTCCTATCCTGTCACCGTTTGGGGTCTTCTACAATGACCGTAAAGCAGATACTGCTAGGAGTGCTAAGAAAGCAATTGGTGTGTTTGCCTCGCAAAATGTATTGCACTCACAGGTGGAGCAGGCGATTCCGGGACAGTTTGAGTTCTGGCACTTGAAAAAAGACTTCCAGGGTAAAGTCATCGAGAACTATTCATTGGGAGTAGAGATTAGAATTGACCCAAATACCCCGATGACTACTAATGAGGACTTTAAGTATATGGGTCTGCGGGATATTCATGACACTACGTTCTTGTTAGACTATGAAACGCCGCCAACAGCCGGCACACGTCAAGAGCAATTCAGTGTTCTGTTGAACCACGCAGTTGACAACGAGAATAACCAGCTGCTGGGGATGTTGAATATCAACGCAAGTAACTGGGCATACTGGTCGACGTTGACGCATATGGGCTACAACATGGAGACCATTGCGTTATTCATGAATACGCCATACATGAAAGCTGTTGCCAAAGATCAGGAGAATGGTGCCGGCTTGGTCAATAGAGGTGGGACAGAGTACGCAAGTGCCATGCTGAGAGATGCTCGCAAGGTGCTTACGGATGAGCGCAAGCGTCAAGGTAAAAAGTACAACAAGCAGCTGGCAGAGTGGAAGCCTTTGGACAAGCGTACTATGCTTGATGTTATTCAGGGTAAAGGCTCACGTACTGAGGTGCAATCAGCCGTATTCATTGTGCAGTTAGCGCATGCGCACCACCAGTTAAATCTGGCAAGTGATGGTCTTATGACGCTTCAGAATATGATGAAGCACGATACTAAGAATGCTAAGACTCGGGCAGCGCTTGAGCTGGATATGTATAACGGTAATCTGTTCCGTAAAGTTACGGGATTGGATGGTCAGAGTAATCTTCGGGCTACTGATCCGAATACCATGGAGTTGCTTACAACTGATACAGTATCCGGACAGCTCTTTGAAACGTTGGAGCGAGTTCGTAAAGCCGTGCTGGATATTCCTGGAGAGTCCGTGTACAGGACAGGCATGTTTGAAGAACTTGTTTCTACATATGGTGATATGATGAGCGAGTCCTATACGGATATGACGGGTAGAAAAGCAGATGAAGCACTGGGGAGATACTTAGTAGAGGTGCGCCGGTATCTGAATGCTAAGTGGATTGCCGATATCACGGGCAAAACAGCAGTACAAGTACGTGCGGAAATGCTGAGTGAAACGAATGGTATGGCTCAGCGCTTGGTGACGCTGCGGTCGACCAAAGAAGAGGTACGTGATAACCTGTTTATCAAGCAATTAATCCCCATGGTAAACCCCAAGGAGGGGTATAGCCGTATTGAGTTCACTGGTGACCGCGTGATTAATGTGTCACCTATCGAGATGCATGGTGCGTTCTTAGCATTGGCACGCAGTGAGGATGCCCAGGTTCGTCAGCTTGCAGAAGATCTAGTTGTATACGGTCTGCTTCTTGGTGGGTCGATTGGAGCACGGAGCTATAATAAATATATTCCTGCAGCTATGTTGCAGCAGCTGGGTATACGCGATGCAGTGGGTACTGGTGCTGTAGAGTACATGATGTTCGACAGCGGAAGTATCATGCATGAGCAAATTGTTCGTCACATGCCGGAGCTTGCGCCAAAGTTGAACGCAGAGTATGCGCAAGAAAATATCCCAGAAACGCGGGATGTAATCTATGGTAATGAGGCAACCCGAAAGGTTATTGAGTTTGGGTATGTGCGCGTTGGTAGGAAGTTGTATAAGATTGGAAATACGGCTTTCAATAATCCACAGGGAATGCCAATTTACCGCTTGACTGAAATGGAGGAGCTGGGAGATTACTTCTCAGCAGAGTATGCGCCTGATACTAAGGGGTATACAAAGACCATGGATATCAAGCAGCAAAACGAGGGAGATGGACGTATGCCACCTATGATGGCTCCGATTGGTGGCTTTGAAGAGTTGGACGGACCGCCTTCTATGGTTGACGAAAACTTCGGAGATCCGGCAGGACGTGTCCGTCCCGGCGTACAGCCAGAATCAGAGGTAGAGGATACCGACGGACCGAACGTTGGGAACATTGGAGATATTGGAGCGCCACCGGTAAGCGGTCGTCCTGGTCGTCCGATTGCGCCGGCAGAGGAGTCAGAGCCTGAGTTACGTGCTACCTACTCTGCGTCAGAGTATGCGGATAAATTTGTGAAAGACAGCTCAAATATTCTACGTCAGCTCTTGGACTTTGAGAAGCGCATGGGGCAAGAGCAGAAGGTTAGAATTGTCATTGTGGAGCCAAGTCAGGCGTCGGGAGCAAAGGCAAACTACCGGAATGACGGCAATCATATTCTGTATATCACAAAGGGCAAAAACAATAAGGGTGTTCTGACAGCACAAGAGTTAGCTCACGAGCTGATTCACGCACATACGGTGCAGGCTATAGATAACCCTTCGCTGACAATGTGGACGACGGTAGAGCGTTTAGACAACTTGCGTAACCAGATCACTGCTAGCCCGGAGTTGTTGCGTCTGATGGGTCTGGACATCGGTGAGCTAAACCTGTTTAAGGAGGGCGTCAAGGTATTCAAACGTGTGGCATCTGGAACAAGCTTGGATGCTCTGACTGAAGCAGAGCGTCAAGCATATGACTTTGTGATTCAAGAAGAGAATCAAAAGCGATACTATGGCTTGTACAACACAAAGGAGTTTGTGGCAGAGGCAATGTCTAACCCACAGTTCCAGCAAGGTCTGAACAACATCAAGTTGAACAAGAACGAAACGTTCTTGGATCGTGTGGTAGCATACTTCAGTCAGATCCTGTCGGACTTGGGCATTATCGCTGATAACCAAACGGCATTGGAACAAGTAGCCGCGCTGACAATGAATATGATTGTAGCAAACGCGAAGCAGCGTGGGGTAACAATCAAGAAGTCGAAGAAAGCTCAGAATGATAGGCCGCCTGGAGATGTAGATAATATGCTGTTGAATACAGACGTAGACAACTTTGGGCTGAAGGACAATACCCTGCAAGCGTTCAGGGACTACAAGGAGAAGCGTATCCGGGAGTTGAAGGAGATGCGCAGTAGGTACCGTGACAACAAAGTGTTGGTGCAGCGGATGAATCAGCGTATTGGATTAGAGGAGCGTGACTTGGAACTGCTGGCTGATGATAGTGTAGGCTTGCAGGATTTGGTCGCAGTGGCAGACAGGGAGTTGCAAGATGCACGTGCGGTGTTGGATAACGCTGCGGGTAGCCAACAGGATATGCGCTTTGTTCAGAGTGCATTGGAGAACGTCAGTACGATTACTGAGTTCTATGCTAACATGCGTGGTATTGTAAAGGAGAGCAACGAAGCACGTGCGTCTATTGATGAGATGGTACGTGAGGCTTCAGTGCTCCGGCAAGATTACTTTGAGGAGGCGCGGGAGTTGAGCCGCAAGATGGCTCGTGAGCACTTCAAGGGTACTAAGGGCGTAGACTATATCAATGAGGATACGTTTGAACGTGTGGAAGACACCACATGGTTTAGCAGCCTTGCATTGGATGCTACGCGTCAGGGTTCAATGGAGTTGAACTTCTTAGATGGGGTGATGCGAGATGCTGCAGCAGATCAAAGAGCGCAGTTCAACCGCCGTTCATTGCGCTTCTTAAAGAAGAGTAAAGCGTTCAAGCAAACTGATTACTACAAGAAGCATAAGTGGGAAGGCATGGTGCAGCTGGATACAACCGGTAATCCTACACCACAGCTTATCCACTCCTTTAGTGGTAAGTGGGAAGCGGAGTTGGCAAAAGCACAGAAGCGGTACCGTAAGCAGCCTAAGTTGATGCGTGCCTGGTTAGCTGAGAATACAGATCGTATTGATGTCAATACTCTGTATGACTACAGCGGAGATACGGCGGTGCGTAAGAACAATCCGGCGGCTATTGCTTTGCTTGAAAAGAAGTACGGCAAGCTTGGTGCTGAGGAGTTCTTAAAGCGTCAGGATAAGCTGATGGAGAACTATGTATTCTCACGTACAGCGGAGTTTGATATTATTGAAACTACAGTTGACGGAGCAGAAGCGCGTCAAGCTGCAAAGGATGAATGGGTACAGAGAAACGACCCGAGTAATAAGAGTGTCTTCAACCGGTTCTTGTTTAATATGCCTAAGAAGGCAATCAACGGCAAGAAGACCGGGTACTATGATGCTCGCTTTGTGGAGTTGCAGAAAGACCCCGCAGCTGTAGAGTTCTACCGTGAGTACCGACAGCAGATGATTGAGATGATGCACATGTTGCCGGTGCATAAGATGGGGGATGCTGCAAGTCAAGCACAGATGCAGAATGGTCTCTTCATCCCGGCGATTCGTAAATCATTCACTAAAGAAATTATCGATGGTGGTATGAGTGAGGTCGGAGGTCGAATGACTGATGCAATGCTGAGGGCAATGACAGTAACCGAAGAGGATAACATGGCGTATCTCATCGACCCGGTTACAGGACGTCAGCGTGAGGAGTTGCCTGTCAACTTCATGAACAAGCTGGCAGATCCGTCAAAGCAAGATTACGACCTGGAGCGTACGTTCTTGGGATTTGCAATGATGGCGACTACCTACGAAAGCAAGAATAAGATTGAGGATACTGTGCGGATGACTCGGTCGTTGATGGGCAACATTAATGTGACACCGAAAATTGGTATGTCTAAGTTGCGCAACAAGATGGGTATGCCGTTGTCTTCACGTACTGCTGATGACCGGTCTAAGATTATGAGATCCGTCAACACTCTTGTTGACCGATTCTACGGTCACAAAACTACGGCGGACGTACAGAGGAACGCTCCACGTGCTGCATGGCCGAGAGACATCCGAGAAGAGATTGAAAAGCTGGAGCAGCAGATGTCTACTGCAGATACACTTGAAGAGAAGCAGGCAATCCAGGATAAGATTGATGCAAAAACGCCAAAGATATCTGTAGCAAAGACAACGTATGGTATCCAGCAATGGATTCAAGCAAAGGGTATGGGATGGAACTTGCCTGCTGCAGCAACAAACATGGTGTATGGCACGTTAGCCGGTATGCAATATGCAGCTGGTCAAGCAGAGTTCAATGAGACTCACTACCGTCGTGGCTTAGGTCTGATGATGAATAGTGTAATGAACTCGTTCACGTTGAACTATGCGCCGAACGCTACAGCAAGAAAGATTCAGGGTATGATGAGTACGCTGGATGTGCTGAAGGATTTCACTGAGATTCGTTTCCAGCCCGGCAAGTTTGTGAAGAGTGCTACCGAAGCAGGTCTGGGTGCAGGAGGACGTAAGGGATTACGTAAGCTTGGAATCTATGAGCTGCAACGTAGCTCAGAGTATATGGTCTATGGTTCTGCAACCATTGCATTGTTGCAATCGATTACTGTAGATGGCAAAACGTTGTGGGAGGCGATGGATGAAAACGGTATTATTCAGTTAGAGGGATACCGCCCCGGTGAGGCAAAGCACAAAGCGTTGATGGCGAAGGTCGACCAGGTTAACAAACGTATCCACGGTAACTATGACCCAAATAGTCCTATGCCGATTAAGGCTACCATGATTGGACCGCTGTTGATGCAGTTCAAAAGCTGGTTGCCTGAAGCTATTGCACAGCGGGTACAGAGCGAACGGTATGATCCGCTGCTGGATCGTAATGTCAAGGGGCGTTGGAACACCATGATTCAAATGCCATTCACTGCAATCAAGGCTATCCTGCCACGTATGATTCCGATTCTGAATCGAAAGATGCAGTTCGATGATACCATCAGTGAGGTAGACCAGGAAAACCTGCGTAAGAGTGCTGCAAACTTCCGTCAGATGATGTACCTCTACATCTTTATCAAAGTGTTAGAAGGTATGTTAGATGATGATGATGATGACAAAAGCCTTAACTTTGTGATGAATATCGCTAACCGTGTGGATAATGACCTGGGGTCTTTCTTGAAGCCCGCAGCATTCCAAAGGTTAGTAGTCGGTGCAAACAGCCTCGCAATCTTTGGGGCCTTTACAGATTTACAGAATTTTGCTCAAGCCACCGGTCAAACGTTAGCAGGTGACGATACCATTCCAACAGGTGTGTATGCAGGTAAATACCGTATGTTACACCATGGTGGTAAGCTGATTCCTCACTCTGCTGCGATACAGAAACTTGCAAATAATTTAGACCGAATTATGGAACTGCGCTAAATGTATCGACATATCACCCTCCTGTTACTGCTTTCAGTTTTTTCTGAAACTTGGTCTCAAACCTGCGATGTAGTATTGGCGGGGTATACCCCTTCGGCTGTACCGAATGGTATTCATACGTTTGTTATTCAGTTTCCAAATGCAGAAAACTGTGGGTGCAATGACTACACGCAGTCAGACGACCCACCGAGTACCTGCGATCAGTCCAGCAGCACGCACGTTGGGAATAATGACAACATTAGTCATCTGGTCATGGGTCTGCACTATGTCGATGAGGAAACGGGGTTGGACATAGGAGAAAATGGAGACTGCACTAGTACAACGTTCCATCCGGGTTGGAGCTATGTGCTGAATCTGACTACACCACCAGGGGGTTGGGTATCGGGGATGTCTACAACGATAGGCATCAATGTGCCTTACGCGTGGGAATGCATGCTCGATAACCCTATTGATGGCTACTGCTATGAGGTAGTTATCTGGCAGATTAATTTAAGCCAGACCGCAACGTACGATGACTTTCCCGATGATGGTTGGAGTGCTGGTACACAGGGTAATGCTACACAGATGTACCCGGATATTGACTTGAGCAACAACCGTATTAGTTGGTGTCCTGATCCTGTTGTTACAGATACAGTCTATGTGTACGAGACCGATACGGTCTTTGTCAATCTACCGCCTGACACTATTGTGGAGGTTGTCACCTTACCGCCTGACACAATCGAGATACTTACAGTAGATACAATCTACGTGCCTTGGGAGTGGTACATCTATGACACTGTGTATGTAGACGTATATGATACTATCTACATCAACACGCTTGATACCATCATTGTGACAGAGGTAGAGTTAGAGTACGTCTATGTAACAGACACGTTAGAAGTGCCGGTAATTGATACGCTTGTAGTAACCGAAGTAGATACCCTCTTCCAAGAAATAGTGATCTACGAGTACATTACTGAGACGGATACAGTCTACGAGTATGTGACGCAGCTTGTTGATTGTGATACCGGGCTTCCCTGCGAAGATGAGTTCTGGGCAGAAGACTGCCGGTCTGTCTTCGTGCCGAATGCATTCAGCCCAAATAACGATGGGATTAACGATGCGTTCTATGCATTGTCAGAATCCTTTACTTGTTGGTTGGAGTGGGAGCTTACCGTATACAACCGCTGGGGCGGGGTTGTATGGCAAAGCAATGACCCCGACGAGTACTGGTATGGACAATCTTTGCAGAGTAGTCACTACGCAGCTGACGGGATATACGTATGGACGTTAAGAGCAAAGGGTTACGATGCTCTTACCTTAGACCTACAAGGGTCTGTTACATTGTTCAGGTAATCACCTGCCTTGCCCCCGGTACCCTTTCTGGTAGTTCTTGGAGGCTTTGTTTTTAGAAGTCTTCGTCTTTGCGTGAACGTCAGGACGCTTGATCTTCTTCTTCTCGATATAGTTGCTAAGTACTTTTGCCATGCTACAAAGATAAAGCCCACGACGTTTCGTAGGCTTTACCATTTTGAGTATGGGAAACTGGTTATAGTTTCAATTAAAAGAACAAAGATATGTAGCTGAGGCGGGATTCGAACCCGCACGGGCAATACTGCCCAACAGATTTTAAGTCTGTCGTGTCTACCGTTCCACCACTCAGCCTACCACCTTACCAGCGGATAGGATCAGACCCTGCACGAGCTAAGAACTCGTTGGCCTGTAAGAAATGATTGCTACCAAAGAACCCGGCTTTACCTCCGCTGTATGCTTCGGCGGCTGGGTGAGGAGCTGTCAACACAAGCTGATTCGGCATATTGAAAAAGTGCGAATAGCGTTGTGCGTCTTTACCCCACAGCATAACAACCAACGGCTTGTCACCGCCACGGAAGTTCAGCGCATTCAATGCTGTTGCAATGAACGGCTCCCAACCAAACTCGGCATGTGACTTAGGTTGTCCTTTGTCTACAGTCAAGATTGTGTTGAGCAATAATACTCCTTGGTTAGCCCAAGGTGTAAGGTCGCCCTTTTCAATCTGTGTTTGTCCCACGCTGTTGTTTACTTCCTTTAGGATGTTACGTAAGCTGGGATTGATAGTAGGGTAGTTCCCTACATCAAATGCAAGTCCGGTGGCAGCTCCGTTGTGATACGGGTCTTGACCGAGGATGAGCACACGGGTGTCATCAAACTGGGACTCGCGGAAAGCACGGAAAATGTGCTTCTTGGCCGGGTATACAGTGCCATAGGTATAGCAGACCTCGAGCTTTTGCTTCAGGTCTTGCATATATTTTGATTTAAACTCACGGTCGAGGTGAGGTGCCCACTGTTCTCCGACTACGAAATCATACGTCTCGTGAATCATCGGGTAGTACTAGGTTTTGGATGCAGCCCATCTGAGTCTCCATAGAGTTACCCCAGTTGTTACGGGCCATGTGAAAGGCAATGCGATCCAAGTGCTTCTCGTATTCATCAATGCCGGCTTTGAGATAGCTAGCGTCAATCTTAAATACGTCACATGGATACTCCTTATTGGTTTGTACAGCAACGATGTAGCACTCGTTGACAGTATAGTCTGGGTATGCTGTGTGCAAACACATCTGATACCAGGCTAACTGACGATAGTAGTGATAGATAGCTACTGTTTCCTCAAACCTACCCAAAGGTTTTGCTGTGGTTTTGAGGTCAACCAACGTTATGGTCTTCTCCTTATGGTTGAGCAGAATGCGGTCTAGCTTTGCCTTGATAGGCACAGTGACTTCTGGCTCATCCTGAGCTTGCCATTGGATGTCAAACGTAATCTCTGTCTCGGCATAGGCTTCATCAAAGGCATTGAAGCCGTTGCCAAGAATAAGCTCGTTAGCTACCTCGTGCATCTTGATTGACTCGATGCAGCCTTGGACAATATGCCAAGTAGCAGGATCAACAATCTTCTTGCCTTGGTTACTGTACAACGCTTTCCAATACTGTCCACCGTCTCGAACGATACGATTGATTTTAGTTTGGAGTGTGTACTTAGGGTAGAAGTCAGCAGGAATAACAGCCTGCCATGTTTCATCCGTTAAGCTATCGAGGTCCAACTCTTCTGCCTGTCCTGCATCCACATCTTGATATAGCCGATGCCATAGAGCGTCGATGATATCCTGTGTCTTTGGGCCAGGTGTGTTTTCCGGTACGATATCGAGCTTGCCCGGTTCGAGCAGCTCTTCGTGGATGAGGGTTCCAATCTCAAAAGATTTGGAAGGCTTCTCATCCAGCTGTCCATCCAAGAACTTCCGGAAGAGACGGGGATTACCCCCGCTCTCCGGATCAATGTAGTTCAAGGAGCTGTTGCTCACAGCTTTAATGTCGAAGTAACTCATAGGTTGAATAGTGAGAGTTGCTCATTCGTGATGCGTTTGTACTCACCGTCTGTAAGATACTGCTCAGTGGTCAGGTTAAACCACATCTTCTCGTTGTCATCCCACAGGAAGTCGTAGCCGTAGTCATACTGCTTCTCTTCTTCCAGCTCGTCAAAGATGGAGCGCCGGTGTAGCGTCTCCATCATTGGCTTGCGGTAGTGTTCGAAGTCAGACAAGAAGGTATGCCCTTCGACATCAACAGTATCGTTGAAGTACAACCAGGCATGCACAACCAGCCCGTTATCCAGATGGATAGGTACCTGCTTACGAGTGTACCAGTTTGGGTGGTTCTCCAATCTGTCCATGTCGAGCAGCTCAGAGTCGTCCACAGCATATACCTCAACGGCAATGTTGTGACCATCTTCTCGTACCTCCGAGCGGACGTAAGGAATACCCTCAGCAATCATAGCATACTGATCGACAGTGCTGCCGCTATCCAAAAGATTAGCAGTGGACATCAGACGGTGGTTGCCAAAGCCCTTGCGTAGCGTACCGTAGACAGCAACGAGGTGCTTCTTGTCAAGTACGTTAGGCTTGCTGTAAAAAACCCCGTCCTTCTCATGCCAGTCACCGATGCGGTTGACGTACATCTTACCAGACTTAGACTTGCGGGTATACACAAATCGGCTGGGTGTAAGAGACAGGATATCTTTCCATGATTGCCACGGGGTCTTACGAAGAGTATCTGCCACAAAGCGTGTATCAGACTTCTTCTTGTCCCATGTATGTGGCACTGCAACAGTACCGTTATGGAAGAGCCAGTTGTGCTCGTTGACTTGCACAGGGTGGCAGTTCTCCAGGTTGGTCTCGCCGACTGTAGTCAGACGAGAGTGAAAGACGTAGGGACGCTCAGACTGCAGCCAGTCCTGAGCTTCCTTGATGTCCATCGTGTGGTATACCTGCCCGTCGTCCAAGGTTTGTATACCGAAACCATGGGGGTTGTAGCACAGGGCTTGAGTCGCAATGGACTGATCAAGCTTCCCTGGTTGCTTCTTGACTATAATCACACACATCGAGAGTGAGTTGTTGAGCGTTAGACTTAGGCGTTGGGTCGGGCTGAACAATCAGCTGGTTCCGTACACCAGTTGGAATAAGGGTACGCACTTTGTTGTAGGTGCGCCATTCGATACGTTCGTTTTCGAAGGCTTTGGCATAGGCAGCAGAAAGCATAATCTTCTCGCCGTACTTCTTACCGTAGAGGTCGTAGATATGCTTACCGATACCGTCAGCGACATTGAGGAGGTCCTTATAGATCGTCTCCCACTTAAGGTCGTCATACTTCTCCGTAGTAAAGAGAAGCTGCAACAACTTGATGCGCCATTCTAGCTGCTTCAAGTGTTTGATGCCTGCGAAGATTCGAATCTCCATGCGGCCAGTGCTGCCAAGATTGATAGCATTGTATCGGTCATGGTAGTCACCCTTCTTGTAGAATCGGGCATACCCACGGCGCTTGGCACGCTTAGGGTATAGCGCATACAGAAGAGGAATAATCTGAGCAGCCTTGTCCGTATACCATTGCTGGTCCTTACCAGATACAGAAATGGTGATATGTCCGCCACACCGGTAGCTCGTCTTGCAGTGGATGAGGTAGTTCAATACCGGATTGGACAAGTCAGTCAACCACTTGTCAGACTTAAGATTGTACACAGGACTGATAAGCTCCAAGCCTTCATGTCCTAGCGAACCATCGCGTTCAGCACGCCATTTGTGAGGTAGCAAGTCTTCACGATCTCCTTGATACCAGCATGCTACTGCACACCCTTCGTGGTCTTCTTTCTCTGCCTCGATACCAAATCGATAAGTCGTATTGGCCTGGCAGTCCCATAGCGCACTCATGCTATGGTAGCCGTAAAGCATACCGCGTGTATATGGAGCGTCTTCTCTAAGTGCGTTGAATAGCTCCTGGCGGCTCAATTCGGTTGACATGGGTCGTGACGATTTTCAAAGTCCTGAACCTCACGCATAATAGTCTTGACCCAGTTTGCTGTAGTCATACGTCCTTGCACCCAGTCGGCCGTGGCTCCCTGGATTTGCATCATGTTTGCAACAGCGTAGTTGTTGTCTTCGCCGTGCATACCACTATTAATTTCATCGTGGTAGTACTCTTTCAATTTGCCCATTACTGTATGGAATAAAGGTGGGTTGGGTCTGGTACATCCAGACTCAAATTCTCTACAGCCCACTGCCGGATGTTGTCGATGTAGGTCTTGAACTCTTTCGTCGACATATCACGGGTAGACCGCTTGGTGGTTGCAATCACGCGTCCAGTTTCGGGATGATAGATTTCTTTCTTGGCAAAGAGTTCTTTCATCACCTCGTGGACGAGATCACGGGTAAGGTTGCCGGTCTCACCAGAGACCAGGTCGCCAGCTTGGTAGCCAGCTGACTCGAGTTCTTCTCGAATCATATACAATAGGGTACCCCAGTAGTATCTGTTCTGGGGGTTGCTTCGGATACGAACGCTACGGACTATAACCTCGACGTCGTGTCCTTCGAGCTTACGCAGCTCGTTGTGGAACTGAAGGTCTTCATGCGGGTACAGTTGCCCGTCAGTAACCTTCGCTGTTACATGAATCATACATAGAAGTACGTGTGCTTTCTACTGTCTGATGTAATGGTAAAGACGAGCTTGCGGTCTTCCTCGTTCTCGACGGGAAAGAACTCCATGCTCGCGGCCTTGCTAACGTACTTGATGTTGTCATCGGGAATAATCTTCTCCTGGACAATCAAGTCTTGGAACACCTTGAGGTAGATCCACTTGTTATCTAAGTCCCAGTCAGCTTTACCGGGCACATCAAACATGGCACAGCTAATTTGAATTGGAAACTTGTCTTTAGGAATCTTCCTAACCTTCCTAAGGTAAGGTCGGAAAGCGTCCTTGATTGCGTTGACAATCTTAACGCGCATGACTGGCCGGGTAGAACCGGCATAAAAGTCTTGCCCGTTAATCTTTTTCATGCGAGGAGTATTTACACTCCGGGCATTACGGATGATCGGTTGTCCGTCATCAGTGCAGAGGCGTCCCTTTCTATCGAAATGGAAGGTAGGATGCTGATACTTTTTAGGAATCTTATCCTTCTCTGTGTAGTAGGTGGGTCGCCGCCGGTTGCTCATCTTCACATGTGTGATGAAGTCCGGTACGATGACCGTTGCGATATGCGCCATATGATAAAGATACGAGTTGCGATACTTTATCCTTACCCCAACGTTCTACTAGGTCACTGATGTCTTTGGCTTGATAGTCCTTTGAACCGAACCGTCCGTTCGTAAAGAACAGAGGCTCAATGCCATACCTCTTTCGCATGTAGTTTGCCATAGTCACACCGGCACGGTCGAAGTCGTATAGACTTACTACCACGGGTGCTTCTTGTAACAAACCGGCAACCCACTCGTCGTCTGGATAGACGGTTTCGGATTGTGGTGCGAAAGCTGTGATACCAAACTCATGAAGAACCATGACGTCCTTCATACTCTTGGTAATGACTACCCCGTCACTAAGGTCACGGGGTACCTGATAACCTTGGACAATGCTACAGTTGCACATGAACCGGTTGGTCTTGCGCTTTGGGAAATAGATTTTGTATTGTCCATCTCCAAAGTCATATGCATAGGCTGGGTCACCTTTCCGATAGGAATAGATGCACTTGCCGTTTAGCCAAGCAGCTTCAAGAGGTGGTACATGGAAATGCAGAAGCGTCGCCTTGGTGATACCAAACTGAGTCCAGAACTCTCTGTCCTCGTCGGTAAAAGAACGACGCTTGATCTCTATGATGGTCTCTCTACGTTGGAAGGTAATGAGGTGCGGATAGTCCTTTCGTTCTACCCGCACTCCATCAACCATTCCAAAGTCGTTGGCTATAATCTCCAGCGCCTCATGGAAGCTACAGTTGTACATGTGCATGACAACCTTAAAGCAACCGCCGCTGAAGAAGCCAGCAAAGTCCTTGAATATCAGCGAGCCTTCCTTGGTGTAGAAGAATCCACAAGTCGGGTTGGTGTCCTTACGGAGAGGGGACAAGAACCTAGACCGGAGCTTGATAGGAACACCGAGGTAGTGCTCCATGATTTGCTCCTGACTGTATTGACTGAGGATGTATTCTGCAGTTAGGTCAGGCTTGAGCTGATACATTACCAGGGAGCTTGGTCCGCTGTTTCCTGGGTTGTAGACTCACTTGCCGCCCATGCATCACCAGACGAGTCCGGTTGTGCAGCCTCGACGATGTCCCACTTGGGATCAATAGCAAGGCGATTAGGCTCACGCATAGGCTGAATGAACGGCTTGAATGCGCGGTTCGGGAACGTCGTGTACTGACTGTTCTTCTTGTAGACAATCTTGACACGGCAAGGCACGTCAACATAGGTGTCGCCAACCATCTTGATTACACCTTCGGCAAACTCTTGGAAGTTCTTTGCACGGAACACACACTTGTCCTTAGGGATAAAGCATGAGAGGATGTGCTTGATGCGCTCGCCCTGTGCATCGAATTGCTGCTTGACGTAAGACTCGGCATCTGCCTGACTCTTACCCCAGCCCTTAGCCAACTCGGTCAATCGGTCGGCATCGATAGGAAACTCGATGTGAGTAAAGGATGCACCGGTAGCATCAGAGAACAAGAACTTCAGCACATCGTCACCGGTGCCGTCAGCCTTGAGGGGTTCAAACAAGATGTCTTTGAGGCTCACGTTTTCGTTAATGCCTGCAGGGATACGGGAGCCACCAGCTGAGGCTCCGGTTTGTTCATCAAATCCGTACATTATTGGATAGTATCAGGGTATACAGTATCCCACTTCAATTCAATAAGCTGACCAGCAAGGGTAGGGATACGACACCCTGCGTCAGTGTTTACACCAGTTCGGAAATCCACCATAAGCTTATTGTCCTCACGAACGATACGACCCACACCATCCATGATAGAACAGAGGTGAGTCTTCAGCTTACCGGTAAGGTTAATCTTCTGCACTTCTACACCCTCTTCATCGTGCCCATCTTTCTGGTGCCCGACGATGATAATGTGCTTGGATGCACGAGCGAACTGCTCGATGATGGCAATCACTTGCCCACGCATAAGAGACCAGCCCTTACCATGAGGAATGTCACCAATATGCTTGACGTTGTGTGACCTGCAAACAGCCTCAGTCACCCACGCTTCGATGTGGTCGATAGTATCGAGCACGATAAAGTCGTGAGTAGTAGGGTTCTCTTGCAGATAGGTCAAGCACTCTTTCAGTTTTGGCAACCCGTCAACCACTACGCTTGTAGCTCCCTCGCAGTACGAGGTGCCACCTACAAGTTGATCTCCATTGTTGCCCTTGACTTCGGTGTCGATAATCAAGTGCTTAGGCAACTGTGCTACTGCACTAGTCTTACCCACCTTTGGCTTGCCGTAAATGAACAAGCGCTGCGGCGATTGTGCCGCTGTGATTTTCTGTGGTTCAATCATCAAATACTCCTTCTTCTATTTCTTGAATCAGACTACCCAACATCTTTTGGGCGCGTTCTCTAAGATACGACAGAAGTTCCGGATCATCGATAGGCACAGCGGACGAACTTACAGTGTAATCCGCTAGTGCAGAGGCAGTTACATAGTCGTGTCCAATAAACTTGAACACACGATGTTGGCCCAAAACAATGAACGAACCGGTCTCACCTTTCGTACGTTTGAGGTCATGCATCTGCCACTCTTCGGCAAGAATGCTGCCCACTACAAAGTTCTTACAAACCGTAGGGGTTGTCTCTACGTGCTGGCGAATCTCCACCGTCCCAGTCTTCAAAGATTCCATGTCTTAAGTTGTTCTTAAGTAGCGTGATGCCCGCTTGACCGTGTCGGTTCTTGAGGCAATGCAGCGCTACGAGGTTTCTAGTAGGCAGGTTCTTCCTGCCATAGCTTTCTAGCCCCAGCAAAGACGGTTGGTGTATAACCATGACTAC